TGTGTGCGGGACTTGCTTATTATTTATCAATTAAATTTGTTCCACAAAGAGCACAAGAATTAAAATTATTATATGAAGATGAGTTTAAGAGAGCTTTAGAACAAGATGGTTCTCCTTCTAGCTCATTTATTACACCTAAAACTTATTACCCTAGCATGTAATTATGACTAATCTTTCAAAAGGAAAATATGCCTGGTCATTATCAGATCGATCTGGTCAAAGATTTAAATATTCTGAAATGGTTACAGAATGGAATGGCGCAAGAGTTCATATTTCTGAATACGAACCGAAACATCCACAATTACAACCTAAACCACATGCTACAGATCCACAAGGATTACCAAATGCAAGACCAGATAGACAAGAGCCAGCTGTTATTATTGCATTAGAGCCTGATCCATTCACAACGATTAAATATTCAGGCAACACGTATATAAATGTTTTTTCTCAGAATCACGGAAGACAAACAGGACAAACTGTAAGATTCAGAGGACCACCAAATGTTATTATGGTAGGATATCCAACTAATGAAAATGAATTTGAACCTATACTTCCATTTGATGGAGTAACTGATATAGATAATCCAAATGGATTTGTAATTACAGTTGGAAGATTAGATTCAACTGGACTTGTTAGTGATACATTAAATTATTTTTATTTCAGAAGTACAAGTTCTGCAATAAATGGAAACGTAGCTGGTGGTGGAGCTCAAAACTCTGCAGGTCCAGTAACCTTAAAGGCTTAATATGACATATAATGAATTAGTTGCAAAAATTAGAAGTTACACAGAAGTAGATAGTAATGTATTAACATCTACTGTCGTAGATGGTTTTATTTCTGATGCTGAATTTAGAATTTTAAGAGACGTAGATTCCGATAACAATAGAAAATATGCAACTACTACTTTTATAGTAAATCAAAAATTTTTAACTTTACCTGATAATTTATTAGTTATTAGATCAGCTGAGATTACAGCTGGAGCTAGTGAAAAGACCTTTTTACAGGTAAGAGATGTATCTTTTATAGATGAATATAACCAAACAAATACATCAGGAACCCCTAAATACTATGCAAACTGGAATGAAAGTATCATAGTTTTAGCTCCTACACCTGATCAAAATTACACAATTGAAGTAAATTATATCTTGAAACCAACTGGATTATCGGCTACAAATCAAAATACATATTTAAGTCAGCAATTTCCCAATGGCTTATTATATGCTTGCCTTGTTGAGGCTTATGGATTTCTAAAAGGTCCAAATGACTTGTTGCAATATTATGAAGGAAGATATAAACAAGCCATTGAAGGATTCTCATTAGAACAAATGGGAAGAAGACGAACTGATGAGTATCTTCAAGGAGAGCCTCGCATTAGTCGAAAACAACAATAATTAAGGAGATAAAACATGGCAATTACACAAGCGTTACCAAATAGTTTTAAAAAACAACTATTAGATGCAAGCCAAGATTTTAAAACAGCCGGATCAGGTGGTGATGTTTTCAAATTGGCATTGTATGTATCAACTGCTACTTTAAGTGCTGCTACAACTTCATTTACTACCGCAGGACAAGTTAGCAATACTGGAACATATACATCAGGTGGAAAAAAATTAGTAAATTCTGGAACTTCAGTTATATCAACTGTTGCTTTTACAAACTTTGCTGATTTATCTTTTACAGGTGTTACGTTAACAGCAAGAGGTTGTTTGATTTATAATACTTCATTTTCTAATGCTGCAGTTGCAGTATTAAATTTTGGAGCAGATAAAACAGCTACTTCTGGAACGTTTACAATTCAGTTCCCAGCTTTTACAAGTTCATCAGCTATTATAAGAATCTCCTAATAGGAAAAGAGGCATGTTATGGCCGATAATCCTTGGGGCTATTCAACATATGGCTCAGGTGAGTTTGGTACCGGATTACAGAACGCAGTCGGGTCTGTAACTGGGCAAAGTTTAACTACAGCTTTAAATTCTGTAACTGTCACTGCAGAAATAAATTCAGGATGGGGCCGTTTAACTTGGGGTTCACTTACTTGGGGTGGTGAGATTACAAATGTCACAGCGGTTTTAGTTAGTGATGAAAGCAATAGATTAGTCACAACTTTAGAATCTGTAGCTGTAACAGCAAATTCAACAACAGCTTTAACAAGTTTACAATTAACTACAAATTTAAATTCTGTAACTGCAATAGGTACAGGAAGTACATTATTAACTGGTGAACAGTTAACAGGTTCTACTGGTTCTTTAAATATTACAGGAACTGGAAATTTAATCTTAGACTCTCAAGATTTACAAACTCAATTAGGATATGCGGATGCTGGTCCAGATGCCGTGGTTTTTGGTGAACAAATGGATTCTTTTATCGGTGATGTATCTACTACCATTACCATAGATGCTTATCCAACAGGAGAACAGTTAACAACAGCTTTAGATTCTGTATCTATAGTAACTGAAGTAGATGTACCTTTAATAGGGGAACAATTAACATTAACAGAAGATTCTGTAACAATATCCGCAGAAGCTAATACTTCAGTATCTGGACAATTTTTAACATTAAAATTATTACCAGATATAACAACTAGTCTGCACGACTCCATGACAACATATGACACAAGTGCATATGTTAATGGTGACAGTTTAGTTTATTTAGAGTTTTTAGATGCAGGTGTTATTAAAGTAGATAGTGGTGTTCATATTGAATACATGTCTTATACATCTAAGGAACCTTATCCTTTTGATGTAAACGTATTTATATTAAATGGCTTAACAAGAGGTTTATATGGAACAACTCCTGAAACTCATCCAGTAGACGCAACAGTTGTTTCTCAAAGTAGTGCTATACAAACTAGCGGTACTTCTAATATTCCTTTAACAGGTGAACAATTAACATTAACTTTAGATTCTGTTTTTGCAAAAATATCGGTAGATGTTCCTATTACAGGTCAATCTTTAACATTATCTGAAGATTCTGTTTCTGTAACAGCTAATGCTAATATTGATATATCTGGTCAACAATTAACATTAGAGGAAGGTACTGTAGATCCAAACCCTGATGCTAACGTAACTGGTCAACAATTAACTTTGACTTTAGATTCCGTTATTGCAAGAATATCGGTAAATGCCCCTGTAACAGGGCAAACTTTAACATTGGCCCAAGGTTCTGTTTCAGCTACCGTTAACGCTAATGTTAATTTAATAGGAAATAACTTGACTGGATATACCGGTCAGTTATATAGTACTGCTTGGGCAGCGGTAGATACAGGGGCTTCTTCAGTCTGGACACCTGTTAATACAGCGGCTTAAATGTTTATTGACATAAATATAAAAATATTTTAAAAGTTAAAAACAAAGGAATTTTAAAATGGCTTCTACCTATTCTACAGATCTTAAAATAGAACTAATGGTCACTGGCGAAAATGCTGGTACATGGGGTGATAAAACAAATACAAACTGGAATGTGGTGCAACAAGCTATTGCTGGATATCAAGCAATATCTATTGCAGGAGGTGCTCAAACTACAGCTCTTGTAATGACTAATGCTACAATTTCTACTGCAAGAAATGCTGTTGTTAAATTAACAGGAACAATTACAGGAAATCAAATAGTAACTATTCCAGATGGAATTGAAAAAACTTATATTATAGAAAATGGAACTACAGGTGCTTTTACAGTTCAATTTAAAACAGTTTCAGGAACAGGACCAACTTTTTCAACAACAGATAAAGGTATTAAAATTGTTTATTCAAATGGAACAGATGTTGTTGATGTTAATGCTAATTTATCAGGACCAACACTTGCAAGTGATTTAAATGTTAATGGTAAATCAATTATATCTACTTCAAATGGAAATATTACACTTGCTCCAAATGGAACAGGTGATGTTTATTTAGATGCGGATACTGTAAGAGTCGGAGATTCTGGAGCTGCTGCAACACTAACAACTAATGGTGCAGGTAATTTAACAATCAATACAAATTCAGGAACTAATTCAGGGTCTATTGTAATTAATCAAGGAACTAATGGTAATATTTCTGTTACTCCAAACGGAACAGGAAATGTTGTTCTTGATGGATTAAACTGGCCACAAGCAGATGGAAGTAATGGACAAGTTTTACAAACTAATGGTTCAGGTCAATTGGCTTTTGGAACAATTTCATCTTCTCCAACTCAATTAGTACAAAGTTTACCTCTTGAAAGTGGCGTTTCTTATACTGCAGGACAAGTGGCATCTATAGGTTCATCTGGAAATATAATAGCATTACCTACTGTAAATACTTTTGGAACAGCAAGGGTAAATTCATCCGCATTAGCATATGATGCTATTTCAACAGATGGTTCAAGAGCACTTAGGCTCAGTTACGAAAGCTCTAATCAACTCCTTCGTATTAACGGGGTTGCCCTGACAAACAGTGGTTCCCCAGTTAATGGTACTGTTAGTGTGAGTGACACTATGAATTTTCCAGGAACAAGTGGTTCTTCTGCAGTTACCGCTCTTTTTCCAATGAATGAAACTACTTTTTATGTTGGTTTCAGCTCTCAGGGAACAACAGGTTGTGATGAATTTGGTTGTGGCTCCTCTAGAAATTCAAATTCTTTTATAGTAGTCGTAGATGCAAGTGGAAATTGTACAAAAGGAAATGTAATAAGTAACAATAGAACTGCTTTTAACGCTGCTCCAGGAATAACTCAAGCAAAAGTTTTAAAAAATTTAGTAGTTTTTCAAATGACAAGTAATACGCAGGCTTCTATTAATCAAATGCATGTTTTTTCAGGTGCTTCAACACTTACATCAACAAGTGAAGCAGATGCTGCATCTTTTTTAACTTCTAACAGTAGAAATTCTTTTTTAACTACAAATAATAAATTAGTATTATTAACTGGTAATAATAGACGTGTATCTGATTATGTTTCTTCTCCAGGATCAATTGGAACACCTACAGATTCATCTATATTTGGTGATTATCTTAGTGGAGGTGATTTTGCAAGAATGTCCTCAACACAAGACGATGCACCAGAATATATATTATGTACATATACTGACACAAGTGCAGTTTCAAAATATGTAACTTTTTCTGTAAACCAAACAACGGGTGCTTTAACGCAAGTTGAAACTGGAGCACTTTCCGTTATTAATAGTAATTCTCCAAATGCTATGACTTTTAGAGATAAGAATCGTTTCATAGGAACAAATGCTTCTTTTTCTTTTACAAATGGTGTTGCTAATTCACCTTCATTTAATGCTCCTTACACTTTAGGTACAATGAGATATAATAGTGCTGATTTATATTTTGATATAGGTTTAGCAGCAACAGGTTTTCCTCAAAACAGAGGTTACACAGTAAACGCTTATGCCACAGGTTCTTTTAATTATATAGGGGTTGTAAAAACAACAGATAGTACAAGTCCAATTGATATTGTAACAGATGGTGTTGCAGGTGGGTTTACAAGTTTAACTCCTGGTACATTATACTATACTTCAAGTCCTGCAGATGGTACAGTAACAACATCAAGTGCATCTGGAATATTGGTTGGAAAAGCTGTATCAGCTACTGAAATATTAATAATAAGAGGTACTAATTAATGATTATAACATTTAATACTATAGAAGAAGTAAAAGCTTATGCAAAACAACAGTTAGAAGAAACTGATTATACTGTTTTATCTGATGTTAGAATAGCTAATAAATTTGAATTTGAACGTTATAGATCTGAAATGAGAGACGCATATTTTAATCCACGAATAAATTTTCAATTTTTACCTGCACCAAAAGCTATTTGGGAAGGTCCTGAAAATGTACCTCAGTCAAGAGTTCAACCATAATTATCATTAAGTAATTAGTATACATTTTGATTATGAGTAAAACACCAGAACTATTTGGTATCTTTCCAGTACCAATTTATAAAAATTATTTAAATAGGGAGTTGACAAAAGATGAGATTTCATTTTTTGAAATATTTAAAGAAAAAAATTATAGAAATATAGGAAATCATACAAGTTTGACTAAGTATATTTTAAATAATAATGAATTAAAAAATTTAAAAACAGAATTAACAAAGATGCTTGAAAATTATTTTACGTCTGTTTTAAGTCCAAAAGAAGATGTTATTCCTTATATAACGCAGTCTTGGTTAAATTGGACCAAACAAGGAGAGCATCATCACAAACACAACCATCCAAATTCAATAGTATCTGGTGTTTTTTACATTAATGCAGATGAGAAAAAGGATTTTATTTCCTTTTATAATGAAAAAGATGAAACTGTTTATAATAAAAAAAATGAACCTGTCTTACTTAATACAAAAAATTTTAATGTTTATAATACTAAAACAACTAATATTTATGTGGAAACAGGAACATTATTACTATTCCCTTCTTGGTTAAGCCATTCGGTTCCAGTCAAATCAGGAAATAATTTAAGAACTAGTTTAGCCTTTAACACATTTGTTAAGGAGTCCTTTGAACTTAAACTGTAAATACAAACAGTATTTAACACCTATCTTTTAGACTATTTTTTAGTATAATGCTAAACTATGCCATTAAAGAAAATACCAATTAAACCTGGATTTAATAAACAAGAAACAGCTACAGCTGCCGAAGGGCAGTGGATAGATGGAGACTATGTTCGTTTTCGTTACGGATATCCAGAAAAAATAGGTGGATGGCAAGAATTATTACAAAGTAAATTGGCAGGAGTAGCTAGATCTCAATTAACTTGGACTGATTTAGATGGAAATACTTACGCTGCGATTGGAACGAATAAAGTATTAGTTATTTATTTTGGAGGAGCTTATTATGATATTACCCCTCTTGGAACAGCTTTAACCAGTTGTACTTACACATCAACAACTGGATCTGCAACTGTAACAATTAATAAATCAGGACACGGTCTTCAAGTTGGTGATTATATTATATTTACAGCAGTCACAACACCAGGACCAACTACTACAAGTTTTACATCAGCAAATTTTACAACTAATACTTTTGAAGTTCAAACAGTTCCAACTTCAGGTACATTTACAATTACAATGCCAGTGACTGAAACAGGAACTGGTGTTACTACAGGTGGATCTTTAACAACAACTCCATACATATTTGTAGGCCCTGTTAATCAAACAATTGGTTATGGTTTTGGAACAGGTATTTATGGTGGAACAAGTACTCCTACTATACAAAATCAATTAAATGGAGCTATTGATAATTCTGTAACTACTGTTGTTGTAGATTCAACTTCAGCTTTTCCGTCATCTGGATCTATAAAAATTGATAATGAAATAATTACTTATACTGGAAAAACTTCTACTGATTTTACAGGTTGTGTAAGAGGAACTGGTGGAACTACTGCAGCATCTCATTTAGATAACGCTGTTGTAGTAAATAGTACTAATTGGATTGCATGGGGCGAAGCATCTGCTTCACCAACAGTTGTATTATCCCCTGCAAACTGGTCATTAGATAATTTTGGACAAATATTAATTGCAACAGTTAAAAATGGAAAAACATTTACTTGGAATCCAACAAGTGGATTAAATACAAGAGCAACTATTATGGCTGGAGCACCTACCGCTTCTATAGAAACTATTGTTTCAGACAGAGACAGACATTTATTTGCACTTGGAACAGAAACAACAATTGGAGATCCATCAACTCAAGATCCAATGTTCATAAGATTTTCAAATCAAGAAGATTATAATGTATGGGAACCGACTGCAACAAATACTGCAGGTACGTTTAGATTAGATACAGGTAATTTTATTGTTGGTGCTGTACAAGGTAAAGATTATATCTTTGTGCTCACTGATCAAGCAGCATATGTCATTCAATTCGTTGGACCTCCTTTTGTATTTTCAGTTAGACAGGTGGGTACAAACTGTGGTGCTATTGGTCAACATTCCATGATTTATGTACAAGGTGCTATATTTTGGATGGGATATGGTGGAGGATTTTTCCTTTATGATGGTACCGTTAAACAATTACCATCTTTAGTTTCTGACTTTGTATTTACTACAAATGATGGAAATTTAGGAATTAATTATGGATATTCAGATATTATTTATTGTAATCATAATAGTTTATTTAATGAAGTAATGTGGTTTTATCCAAAAGCAAATTCAACTGAAATAGATAGATGTGTAGTTTTTAATTTTTTAGAACAAGTTTGGTCTACAATGTCTTTGGCTAGAACAACTTATCAAGATGCTCAGACTTTTCCAAAACCTTACGCTACAAAATGGAATTCAAGTGCTACTCCAACTTTTCCAATTATAAATGGTGTAACTAATACTTACGGTGCATCTTTATATTATCAACATGAAATTGGAACAAATGAAGCTAATTATAACTCATCAATAGTAAATCCAATACCTGCTTACATTGAATCAGGAGAATTTGATATTAGCTCAGAAGAAGGTTTAGCTGGTGATGGAGAGTATTTAATGAAGATAAGACGATTTATACCTGACTTTAAATATATAACCGGTAATGCAAAAGTAACATTAGTAACTAGAGATTATCCATCGGATTCACCTAAAACTGTTGGACCCTTTACAGTTGATGAAAACACAACTAAAGTAGATACAAGAGCTAGAAATAGATTAGTAAGTGTTAAAATTGAAAACGAAGCAATAGATGAAAACTGGAGATACGGTCTATTTAGATTAGATATCCAAAGTGATGGAAGAAGATAATGGCAAAGATTACAGCATATATACCAGAACCAACTGAACAGTATTCACCGGATAATCAAAGACAAGTTCTACAAGCTTTAGAGACAACAAAGAACCAATTAAACTTTTCTTTTCAAGAAGATTTAAAACAAGAAATTGAAAGAACTATTTGGTTCAGTATGAGGTTTGGCTGCTAATGAGTTGTGAAAATATAAATATTACTACACAACCTATAAGCATTGGTGGAACTAATACAGATGCATTTGGAAGATTAAGAGTATCTCAACCTTATACATTATTTGATTCACAAAATAGATACGCAATAGATAATCAATTTGATACATCTACTGCATCTAGTGGATCTACTACTTATTTACCAAATGAATCATCTGTTAGAATGGATGTAACAACTGCATCTGGTTCTCAAGTTGTTAGACAAACATTTAGATCTTTTCCTTATCAACCAGGTAAGGGTTTATTAGTTCTTGCAACTTTTGTAATGAATGAAGCTAAAACAAATTTAAGACAACGTGTTGGTTATTTTGGAGTTCAAAATGGAGTATTTTTTCAATTAAATAATACAACTAAATCATTTATATTAAGAACTTATATTAGTGGTTCTGTTGATGATACTACAAGAAAAGTAGATCAATCATCATGGAATGGAGATAAATTAGATGGGACTGGGGCAAGTGGTTTAACTTTAGATTTAACTAAACCTCAAATCTTATGGATGGATTTTGAATGGTTAGGTGTTGGTAATGTTAGATGTGGTTTTATTATTAATGGACAATACATAGTTTGTCATACTTATCAAACTGCAAACGTTTATGGAACTTCTGTTTATATGACAACTGCAATATTACCTGTAAGATATGAAATAACAAATACTGCGGCAACGGGATCAGCTTCTTATTTAAAACAAATTTGTTTATCGGTAGTGTCTGAAGGTGGTTATGAACAAACATCTATTGAACATGTTGCAACGATGACAAGTGCAACAGCTGGAAATTATTTAACAACAACTTATAAACCTTTAGTTTCTATTAGACTTGCATCAACTGCATTAGGTGCTGTTGTTATTCCTTACAACGTAAACTTTTTACCAACAACTACTGACAACTATCAAATAGCCTTATTTAAAAATGGTACATTAACAAGTGCTTCTTATTCAGCTGTTGCATCAGATGCAAATGTAGAATTTGATATTGCAGCATCAGCTATAACTGGTGGTACCTTAGTATATAGTGAATTTTTAACTTCTAAATCTGGAAGATCTGCTTTATCTGGAGCTAATGCTTCTTTTAATTTTGATTTACAATTAGGTGCTTCTCTTGCAGGAGCTAGTGATGTTTACTCACTTTGTGCTAGAACACTTACTAGTACAGGTGGTGGAATTGGACTTTTAACTTTTTATGATTTAACACAATAATACAATGGCAAATATTTATAAAAACGCATTTTATGCTCCAACTACAACAGCGTCAGTTGTATTGTATACTTGTCCATCTAATGCAAATGCTATTATTCAAAATATTCAAATAACAAATGAATCAGGAAGTAAGATTGTTACATCTAAAATATTTCAACATGCGACTTCTACAACTTATCAAATAGCTTATGCATCTATTACTGGACCTACTATTTGCAATCTTGCAAAAGGACCTATTGTATTAAAAGAATTAGACACCATATCCCTTGCGTCTACTGTTACAACTGGTATAAGTGCAACATTAGCTATTTTAGAAATAAATAGAGACGATCAGAATGGACAATAAAGTATTTAATATAGAAACAGAAAATATTGTGACTATAAAAAACAAAAAGACAGGTCATGTCTATAAAAATGAAGAAGAAGTCAAAGCAGACTTAAATGCTAAACCGGAAGATATACAAAGAGACACTGTTGTAAGAGTAACTAATAAAGGTTTAGAAATGTTTAAGAAATTTATGAGTGAAAAATGAACCCACGTGGTGGTACTGAACTTCAGTACGAATTTTTAGAAAGACATGTAGATAGAAAGTTACTAGATCAAGTTCAAATCTGTACTTCTGTTCCAGGTAAAGTTCCTCTACATCCTGATAAATTAAATATATTATGGCAAAAGAATTCTTATGATCAACCTAATATCTATCCATGGTTTAGTGATAAATCTAACCATAAAAAATATGATTGGTATGTATTTAATTCACATTGGAATCTAGAAAACTTTAGAAAACATTTTGATTTGCCAGGTGAAAAATGTGTAGTTATTAAAAATGGAGTTGTACCTATAACTCCAAATAAACCTTATAAAGAAGGTGAACCTATTAAACTTATATTTCATCCAACACCTTGGAGAGGATTAAATGTAATATTGGCTGCAATGCAACTTGTTAAAAATCCACTTATTACTTTAGATGTATATTCATCAACTCAAGTTTATGGTGATGCATTTAAACAAGCAAATGATTCTGCTTATGTTGGTCTTTATGAACAAGCAAGACAATTACCAAATGTAAATTACATTGGATATAAACCTAATGAATACATTTTAGAAAATTTAAAAAACTATCATCTGTTTGCTTATCCTTGTATTTGGGAAGAAACATTTTGTATATCAGCACTTGAAGCCATGGCTGCAGGTCTTTACGTTATTACAACTAATTACGGAGCTTTGTATGAAACTTGCGCCGAGTTTGCAGCATATGTTACATATGAAAAATCATACGATGCATTAGCTAAGAAATTTGCTTATGCTATTGAGCACGCAGCAAGCAACTTGCATCAAGAACCATTAAAAGAACATTTAGATTTTCAAATAAAATATGTAAATAGAAATTATAATTGGAATAAACAAGGTCAAATGTGGACAACATTTTTACAAGGAGCAATCAGTGCAAGACGCAAGTAAACCTATTTGGTTTAAAGAATTAAAAGATTCTAAAAAAATCAAAATAATGGTAGCAACTCCTGTTCATTCAGATGTATCTATTCATTACACTCAAGCATTATTAATATTCCAAGGTCAATGTTTTTTAAGAAATATACAAGTTGATTTTCTTCTTCTTAAATCTTCTTTAGTTACACAGGGTAGAAATTTATGTGTATCTAATTTCTTAAATGGAGACTATACCCATTTATTATTCATAGATTCAGATATTGAATTTAATCCAGAAAGTATATTTAAAATGTTAAAATTAGATAAAGAAGTAATATCTATTCCTTACCCAATGAAAACTATTGATTGGGATTCAATGTATAAGAGACTAGATCAAATTAAAAATAGTGATCAATTATCAAAACTTGGTCTTATGTATCCAATTAAAGTAGAAAATCAAGATGAAGTTACATCTGTTGATGGTGTCATAGAAGTACTTGCATCTCCTACAGGATGTATGCTTATTAAAAGAGAAACTTTTACTAAAATGATAGAAGCTTATCCAGAACTTAGAATAGATCAACCAACTATATTAAATGGACAACCTGTTAATAGATCAAATTTTTGGAATTTTTTTGATACTTATTTTGATCAAGAAGAACATAAATATCATGGTGAAGATTTTGCCTTTTGTTTAAAATGGAGAAAAATTGGTGGAAAATGTTATTGTTATATAATGGATGAAATTACACATGTCGGAGAACATTGTTATACTGGTCGTTTTTGGGACGAATTATATAACACAACAAAGATTGACGATTCAGATAAAATCAAGTAAAGTCTACTGTTTTCAGGACATTTGTGCCTGCCTATAATACAATTAAATTAATAAGATATTGCAAGCACAGATGAATAAAAATTTATATAAAAACGGGATATTAACTCTATATCTATCTAGACAACCACAATACACCGTAAGACAATATTACGCTCAAGGTGGAATAGCTACATTAGTTCCAAGAAAAGGTTTTTTTCTAGGAGGTATTGGAGACTTTGTAGGTGATTTAGTAGGTGGAGTTGGTGATGCACTTGGCGATGTAGCTGATTTTGCTGGTGATGTTATTGATTCTCCAATTGGAAGAATTGGTCTTACTCTTTTAGCTCCACAACTTGGTTTACCAATGTGGGCAGCTTCTGCCGGTCTTACTGCTTATGATTTTGCAAAAACAGGTAAACTTAATCCTTTATCAGCTTTATCTGCAGCAGGTCTTTATGGTCTTGATCAAGTAGGTGGTATAGAGGGTTTAAGCAATATGTTTGGTAGTAATGTTCCTGTTGATGAAGCTGGAGGATTTTTTTCAGGTAAAGCTCCAGATAGTATATTTAGTAATGTTTCTCAACCTTCTGGAATTTTTTCTGGAAATCCAATAACTGGTATTCAAGGTATAGATGATCTTGGTCAAGTGGGTATAAGACCAAATTATTATCAAGGCCAAAATATTCCTGTTACAAATTTAACTCCAACACAAAATTATATTAATAATTCTACTTATAATCCAGTTGATGAATCTGGTGGATATCTTTCTGGTACATCTCCTGAAAGTCCTTTTACTCAGGTAGCTCAATCACGTGAACAAATTTTGGGAGGTGATGTACCTAAACCAGGTTTTTTTGGAACTGCTTATGGAAATTTAAAAACAGCATTTGATCCTGCTTCTGGTGCGAGTGCAATGGATAGATTAAGTGCATTAGGAGATGTTGGTTCATCTGCATTTAAAGCGTTGTATACAAATAAAGATGGAGATGTAAATGTACCAGCTGTATTAGCTACTTTATCTTTATATCCTAATTATAAAGCAGCAAAAGCAAAAGCAGGAGACCTTGGAATACCTTTTAGTGAAGCAGACTATCAAGCTAATAAAGTTGCTCCTTCTAAAGAGAGATATGCTATGATGGCTCCTAAATCAGCTTTTGGAATAACGACAGCAGCTAATGGTGGAAGAATAGGATTTGATAGCGGTGGACCAGGAAACAAGAATGAGCCACCAAAACCAAAACCAAAAATAGATTTAAATTTACTTTCAATGTCTCTATACGGAGTTCCATTTGATCAACTTACATCAACACAGAAAAATGGTCTTTTTGAATTAGCAGATACTCAAAAAGCGAATGGTGGAAGAATAGGTTATGAAGATGGTAAATTAGTTATACCTGAAGGTGGTCCTGGAAATAAAAAAATAGAAGAACAAATGATGAGAGCTGCTAAACAAGCACAGGAAGAGTATTTAAAGAGAAGAGCTCAAGAACAATTAATGGATAGAAATTATAATGAACAATCAATGTATGATTGGAAAAGAGATCAAAAAGAATTATTTGATGCTGCTAACGAAAAGGAATATCCACCTTTACCAACACCTACAAAACCAGAAGGTGTATTAAGTATTAAATTAACACCAGCTCAAAAAAAAGCATATGGTGGAATGATAGATCATCCTGTTAGAATGTTAAAAGGGGGTATTCCTGAATTGGACTTAAGAGCAAAAGGAGGGTATATTCCTTATGGTGTTAAAGAAAAAGCCGACGATGTACCTGCAATGTTAAGTAAAAATGAGTTTGTTTTTACTGCTGATGCAGTTAAAGGAGCAGGCGGTGGAAGTATTAACAAAGGTGCTGTAAAGATGTATAAGTTAATGAAATCTTTAGAGAAAAAATCAAAGAACAAAAAGGTAGCTTAAAATGGCAGATACAACAACAACCCAGATTGCACGACCGGCCCCGTATTTAGAAGCGGCTGGACAAAATTTATTAGACATAGCTACAGGTTTAGCTGGTAAACCTATTGATACATCAAAATTTGCTCCACAAATAGCTGGACAAAATATATTTTCACAACAAGCTCAACAACAAGCAGCATCACAAGCTGGACTTGGTGCTATAACATTTGATCCTACAACAGGAGCAGCTACAGGTATTGGTCAAGGTACAGGTATTGCTGGATATCAACCTTTCTTAAATCAAGCACAACAATATTCAGGACCACAGGCATATCAACAATTTATGTCTCCGTATCAACAAGATGTTATTAATACAACATTAGGTCAATATGATATTCAAGCTCAAAAAGGTCTACAACCTTTAGCAGCTCAAGCTATTCAACAAGGTGCGTTTGGTGGTGGAAGAGAAGGAATTCAAAGAGCAGAATATCAAAATCAATCTGATTTAAATAGAGCAATGCTTCAAGCGCAGTTATTAAATCAAGGGTTTGGTCAAGCTCAACAAGCTGCTGGACAAGCATTTACGCAACAACAAGGTCTCGCATCATTGCAACCTTCTTTAGCACAATCTTCAATTCAACAATTAGGTGGAATAGGAACTACAAACCTTGCTTACCAACAAGCAATCCTAGATGCTCAAAGACAAGCTGCACAAACTTCTGCTTACGAGCCATATCAGAGAGCTCAATATCTACAAGGTGCTATCAGTGGATTGATGTCTGGATATCCTCAAACACAAGTTACAACTGCTCCACAACCACAAACAACTAGTCCGTTGTCCACGGCTCTTTCTGGTGCAGCCACTATTTATGGATTAGGAAGCTTATTTAATAAATAATATGTTTAATAGAACTTTAAAAAGACCAATGTTCAGAATAGGTGGTCAAGCGGGCCAAGGATCAGGGATCATGTCTCATGTTGAACCTAGAGCTAATAAAGTAAATGGTGGAAGAATCATGGCTGCTGGTGGATATAATCCAATAGGAATTGGAAATTATTTTGGATATGGAGCAGATCCTAGAGGAACATATTTTAATCCTTATCAAGGAACAACAGGAACATCGATTCCATCAAGTCCTATTAACACAGCTACAGATATTGAAGCATTAACTGGAACTGGAAAACAAAATCTTTCTAATTATGAAAGAGGTGCAGAGTGGAGAAGAAATTTATTAAATAAAATTAAAATTGAACAATTAAGAAGTGGAGCTTCAACTGCTGGAGCAAGAACTGCGGGAGCTTTAGGATTAGGTAGGTTAGGAATACTAGGTCCTTCTGCTATAGCGATAGCACCTTTTTATGGAATGGCTAATGCAGCGCCTTTAACTGGAATAGAAAAACAAAAACAAGATGAAGCTGAAAAATTACAACAAGAATATTTTGGAAAAGCAAGAAGAGATGTAATGGCTGATGTACAAGCTGGAAGAAAAACAGAAGCTGTACCTTATAAATATGCTGGGGTTGAAGGTGGAAGAACAGGAATAGATGATCTTGGTCAAATTGGTATAAGACCAGATTATTATCAAGGTCAAAATACAACACCTTCTGCTGGTCCAGGAGAAGTGAATAATGATACAGGGATCAAGGAACCTGTAACTAAAGAAGCAACTACTACTTCTAAACCAGATAAAACAGAAACTATTAAAAAAGAAGCAGAATATATTCGTGGTTTAATTGATGATCCAGATTTAACAAAAGCAGAAGTTGCTTTAATCATTGGTAAAGCTTTAGCGACTCCAGGACCTATTGCAAATAAAATTCAAGTTGCTAGTGATCTATCTCTTGGTTTGGCTAAAGAAAGAGGTAAGACATCAAAAGACATTACATTAAGAGCTTATGAAAATTATAAAGATTTAGAAAAAGCAGAAATCGCTGCTGGTAAATTAGGTGAACAACAAAAAATAATTAATGATGCATTAAATACGGAAATGTCTAATGCTAAAGTAATTGCTAAAAATCAAAAAGGTGAAGTAACTTATGATGGAAAAACAGTTTCAGAATTAAAAAGAGATGTTTATGAGAAACTGGGTTTATTTAAGGAATCAAAAGGATTAAAAGAAACTATATTTGGTAAACAATATGAAACTATTACAACTAATTTAAAAAAAATAGCAGAACTTGAAATTAAGAAAAAAGATTTAGAGTCTAAGGGTAAAAAATTAAGTGCTGCTGAAGAAAAAGAATTAAATTCTAAAAAAATAGAAGTAAGCCCTTTTGTTAATGATCCTCATTTTGATCCTTATACAAAACCTTATCAACAATATTTTGCTGAAGGTGGAAGAGCTGGTTTTGCTATGGGAACACCAAATTCTAGACAAGCTACGCAACAAAGACAACCGAATATTCAACAGACTGTGGTTAATCAAAACAATCAATCTGTACCATTAAAACCAGTTAATAATCTTGGATTTTCAGAATTAAGAGATAGATTACCAAAAGAAATAACAGATGATATAGTTATGTTAATTTCAAAAAGTGAAGAAGCTTTACAAGAATTTGCTTATATCAGAACACAAAAAGATGTTAATGATTTTAATGTTAAATATGGTGTCAATTTAGTATTACCAGCAACACAAAATAATTAGGTAATCGCATGGCAAGTTTTGAAGAACTATATGCCGCAGTAACCGCAGCAGATAATGAACCCACAGAACCAACTGTACCTGCAAGAGGTGCCACTGGAATTGGAGATTACGCTCAAGATATAGTAAGAGCTCCTGTTAAGGGAGTGAGCAGAGCAGTACAAGGTTTAATTCAATTGGGTGTTCTACCTATAGATTATTTAGCTAATACAAATTTAATAGCAACTATAGATAATTATTTTGATAAATTTACACCAGATACAAAAACAGGTGTTGGAGATATAGCTGCAACTTTAGTTCAATTTGGTGCTCCTCTAGGAGTAGTTACTAAATTAGCTGGAGGAATGAAATATTTAAGTGGTGTTACAGAAGCAAGAAAACTTTCTTCTATAACTTCGTTAGGTGGAAAAACAGCAGAGCTTGTAAGAAGAGCTGGATATTATGGAGCAATAGGTGGAGCATCTGATTTAGTAGCTTCTGTTCCTGGAAGAGATAAAACAATTTCTGAAACATTTGGTCTTACAGAGAAACCTGACACAGATATAAGAGATATGACTGGTTCTGAAAGAGCAGCAGAAACTTTAAAAGAAAAATTAAAATTTGGAGCTGAAGGAGCAGTAGTGGGTGGAGCTATTCCATTACTACCTGCAGCTGGGACAATAGGATTTAATTATGGAATACTTCCAACGGCTAAAGCAGTCGGAGTTGTTGGAGGACCCTTATTAAGAGCTGTTGATTATACAGTAGTAAATCCATTATCTAAAATGATAGCTGGGGTTGAGACTAAAGGATTAATACCTAAATTAATAGATGAGAGCGGTAAATTTTTTGAAAAACAATATGATAAATTAGGAATACCGGCAAGAGAAGATTGGAAGTTTAGTTCTTATAAAGGTAATTTTGGAGATAAAGTATTAAAAGGATTAGATACTGTATTAAATAAATTTACATCTTCTGGAGTAATAGGTCCTGAAATGAAAAATTTACAACAACAAGCTGTAAGAGAAGTTGTTGCAAAAAAAGACACACTTGTAAAAATAACAGATGATATTGATAAAACTTTATATGATTTATCAAATGATTTTAAATTTAAACTTTATGACGGTAAAGAATCTATGTTTGCATTACAAATGGAAAAAA